CTAAATCAAATGTACTACCATCTCCTTTCTCTAATGTAATAGTAGCATCTGTAACACTACCTGTTACTAACAAAGAACCTGTATCAAATGTAGGTACATTTAATGCGTAAGATGCCGTTGTAGCATATGAAGCACTTGTTGCTGTAGTAGCATTACCAGCAAATGTAGTAGCTGTAATAGATGATGCTGATGGGTTTACACTAATATTTGTTGCGGATTGTGGGGTTTGATATATACCCCCTAAACCTACTAACATATTATATCCAAAGTCTGCGTTATTAGCTTGAACCAAAACTTCTTTAGCTTCTTCAGCAAAAATAGCATGTGATGCTGTAGCTGCGTATGATGCGGAAATAACGCTGTCTGCTGTTGTAGCATATGATGCGGTGACTTCCAAACTTGGAATCAAACTACCACTACCATCTGTAAGTTGTGACCCCGAGATTTGTACTAAACCTTCATAGGTGTCTTTAATATTTAACGGTCCTAAATTAACTCCCATTTTATTCTATATTTGAACCCCAAGGGTATTGTTTATATTTCGAATCTGTAATACGTAAACCTGCTTCCTTAGCTTGTGTATAGTGTGCACCTACTCTAGCGTTTCTACCAAATACGATAGGCGAACGATATTGTGAACCATAATCTGGCCATTGTTCATAAAGTTTATTTGATGTATTTAGTTCAGGAAACAATGATTGTTCTTCAGCTAAGTAAGATGATAATTTATCAGCATAGAACTCCATTTTATTTTTAACGTTTTGTCTTTTAACGTTAAATAATGAACGGTCAACTTCAATACTATTTTCACCACCTGTTGGCGTCAAAAGACCGTTATTTCGTGGACGTATATAAATTGCCTCTAATGCTTCATAGTAGGCCGCATATAAAAGGAAGTCCTGTATATAATCGTTTACTAAATTCTCGTAGTTGCTATTAGTCCAAGTAGGTCCTGCATCAACTTGTGCTAGTAAAGATTTGTATAGAGGAGTACCGATAATAGCCTGCAACATAATATCTTGTGCTTCTCTTACAGCATTTTTAAGTAACGCTGTATCCACAGAATCATTCAAATCTGTGAATTGACGTAATTTGGCCTCTGAAATTAGGAATGTTGTTGTCATACTAAAGGTAATTCTGTTATTGGTTGGTTAGAACTAGCATCAGCTTCATTATCAGCCTTTTCGATTTCAGCTTCTAATTCACTATCTTCACCTACATTAGCATCAATTGAAGTTACAACATCAACTTCTTCTTCACCATCTGTGAATAGTTTAAGTTGTTGAACACCGATAGAAATTTCCAATTCAGGGTGCATTTCCTCTAACAATGTTTCAAATACAGCTAAAATATCTTGTTGGAAAGGACGAATTACGGTATTAACTAAAAGTAAGTAGGCATCTACTACCTCTGCACGTCCTCCTAATTGTCCTTCTGTTTTGATACCCAAAATCATTGGGCTTGTAATTCTATGGGCTGTTAAGATACGTTGTACAACCATATCGTTAATAGTTGTGTAGTAACCATCAGCACCATTTTGTGGAATAGGAGTAATTACAGGTGCATTTTCTGGAGAATCAACATCCATATATAGCATATTACCTGCGTTACTTGTCCCACTATATTGTAGTTGAAGCATTCTCTCGATTGCTTCACGTTCCTCGTCGTTTGCGTTAGTAAACGTTGTTATAGACAATGAAGGTGCTAAACCATTTTTGATATTATTTACGTGGAAGTTTGATACTTCAATATCTAATTCAATGTCTCTTAATGCACCTACATAATCCGGTAACGGATAGTATTTTTGACCTGGACGATATGGATTATAAACCATAATTTGTTTAGGTTCTTCCATATTCTTTTGTGGATTGTAAACAGGTAAATAAGGTAAGTCATCAATTGGTGCTGTACCGTATCTATATGCTTCACTCCATTCGTCAGAGATGTAATATCCAGGAATTTCACCTCTGTAATTTTTTTCTTTAGCACGTAACCAACTAAAATCAATGTGGTATACGTCAGCTATTTTTGTACGTGACTTATTCCAAATCACTTCTAAAGCAAAACCACCATACAATTTGTAATCTTGTGCTACTTTTTTAAACACATCGTTCCAACTTTCATTTGAAGAATTTGCACGGTCTAATACCCATTCTGGGTCAGCTGTCAAACCTTCACCTACAATACCGTCAACAATAGCGTTAATACAAGTATTGTGAATAGAACTATTATTATAAAGTTCAATTAAATCGTTTGGAAACGAATTGTAATCTCCGAATTTAACATAAGTTCCGTTTTTCTTATCCTCTAGGATTTGAATACGTCCACTAAATTCTTTAGAGATATTGCTAAATTTAATCTTCTTATCCATTGTATGTTATATAAGTACCATTTTCATCTGGCGATAAGTATTGTGTAATACTACTTTCATTACTACCTGAAACAAATGCCCTATCTTCATAGATTTTTTCTCCTAATCCACCTGCAGATTCTTGTGCGTTTGCCCAAGTTGTATCAAAAGATGCCCAAGCTGTAGCTACTTGATTCCAAACGGCATCTTGAACTCCTGCAATAGTCCAAATTTCAACATCGTATTGGCCAGAATAATCTGGTGCTAATACTCCTGCATTAGAAACTATTAACCAATGTCTATAAACGTTTGGTGCTGATGTAGTAGTTAGGTTAAATTGACCATTACTATTATCATACGATTGACTATAAATAAGGGCCAAGCTATCATAATAACCTGAACCTGTATTTACCGTTTCAATCCAAACCGCATTGGTGTTTGTAGTCTCTGATTTATTAAATTGTAGCATACAATATACAAAATATCAAGTTAGGGGTCACGCCTAAACGTAACCCCTTTCCTTGATTTGGTTATTATCCTAAAGTGATGCCACTAAGTGCACCAGCTAAACTTCCTGAAATTTCGGAAGCTGGGTTTGGTTCTTGACCTGTGAAGGTTAAAGTGTAACCGTTTAAGTCTCCAAATGCTGTACCTGTGGCACCTGTACCACTAAGTAATTGCATACCTCTGTCTTCACCTAGTAACCAATAGCGACCTACGCCGTCTACGGTACCGTTGTTGGTTTCAACAATAACTTTAAGGTTTGGATTCTGTGCTAGCACTTTCACCTGATTACGGGTAGCAGATTGTAACTTGAAGAAAACAGCGTTAACCGTTTGTTCATAGAATACCGTTCCATTTTCAGGAGTTGACGTAATAGCTTCTGTAAAATCAGAAGTTTGACGGAACAACTCGAACTTGAAAAATTCACCTGAACCACTAATCGTTTGAATTAACCCTTCACTTGCGTCTGTAACGCTATCAATAGAACCAGATAGAATGTAGATGTTAGCAATACCGCCGGTATTGTCTCTACAACCTAGTGTAAATCCTGAAGTAATATCACAAGTTGACATAATTTATCTGGTTTTTATCGGTATTAGGGGGGCTATTACACCCCCCTTTTTACCAATGGGTTAATATTAGGCCTGGTCGTTAGATACCCAGAACTCAGGGTAAGCAACGTTAACACCAAGTTTAGTAGAGATTCTGTGCTTCAATTGGTCGGTATTGATATCGTACCATAATTGGAATTCAGAGAAATCTGACATTAGGTCTGTACCAGCAACGATTTGCTTGGCTGGGCCGAGAACGATACGGTTTGAACCTTGTAGACCTGCTGTACCTACTACTTTGATGTTTTGGTATGGGTATACCATTTCCAAGATACCACCTCTGTTAGAGATGCTATTTGGGTCGAAGTAGTAAGAGTTAGCTGAACGTACAGAAGCTACGAATTGACGGAACTTAGAAACAGACATAAAGAATGTTAAGTCGTCACGGTCAGCAACATCTGAAGATAAAGCAGCAATCATAGTGTCCATATTCGCTAAAGTAGCGTCTGCTGAACCTGTTGCTACAACACCAGCTGTAGAACCAGAGATGATGTACTTAAGACCATCAACGTCACATCCAGCGTTAGGTGCTGAACCTGATTGGTTAGTCCAAAGGAATACGTCATTTGATTTCTGGAATTGGTTTACTAACAATTCTGAATAAGCACTCGCCATTGCGAATGTTTCGTTGTATGAACCTCTTTCTAGGGCAGCGATGCCTAAGTAGGTGCGGTCCATATCTTTCAAACAGATGCCATCGAATGAAGTACGAGGGCAAACTTTGATATTGCGTTGTGTAAAGTCTAACGAACCAGAAGGAGTGCTAACACAAGTACCGTTTTGGGTAACAAGGGTAACTTCCATCAAGTTAATTGGTTCTTCGTACTTAACACCTTCTTTTACGGTAATGTATTCCATTGTGGAACCACCGTATACGGTTTTAACGAGAAGTTCACCTGCAACTTCATTGTTAAAATCACTTAAAGCGGATACGTCTAAAGCCATTTTAAATTACTTTTTTTTATTTTTAATTAAGTCTAATGCTAACTTGATACGAGAAGCGTTAGCAGCTTCTTCAACATTAAATGCAGCAAATTTAGCCTTGGGGGCTGGAGTGTTTGACATTTTAGTTGATTCAGCAGCAGGTGCATCATACACTTTAGCTACTTTCTCTTCTAATTCAGCCATTTTCTCTTTCATTTTGCCCATTTCTTCTTTTAGTGCGTCAGCGATTTCTGCTACTACATCAGCGATAGAAACTTCTGGTTCTTCCTCCATCATTTCTTCTACAGCCTCTTCAACAGCATCAACCACATCTTCAACTTCCTCTTCTGTAGCCATTTCTACTTCAGCTAAAGCCTTTTCGTCATCAGCACCATAAATTTCTTCAATTACGGAGTCCTTGGTTACAATGCGTGTACCATCAGCTAAACGATGTTCACCATCCGGTGCATCCATTGTTTGCCCATCTGTAGTTTCTACAGATACTTTGTCACCAATTTGCATTGAATCACCTGGGAATACGATTTCAAAAGCACCATTTTCGTCAGCAATACGACCAAATGTTTCTTCTGTTACTTCCATTTCGGGTGTTGATACTTCGGCTTCAACTAAGTTAAAGTGTGATTTGACTAAATCCTTTAATTCTTGCGAAGTCATAAATTCGAAGTTTAATTGGGTTAATAAATTAACTAAGCAACACCCATATGGCGTCGCATCAAATAGATATAAGCAAAAGTCTCCCTAGTACAACGTGCCTCCCTGAAGGAGAGTTGATAACTTCAGAGACATAAGTTACTTAGATAGGTTTTTGGGAGATGATAGTTGTGCATAACACACAGCAGCACGTTGTTTTTTATCTGGAAATTCAGAATCAAGTTCAGACATACAACGAGAAATGAATTCATCTCTTGTTTCTAGTGGAGTTTTAGAAGGTATAGGCATTATCGTTTGTATTTAGTCATCATATCAACTACAGCTTGTGAACCAATGTAAGCGATTGCAATATATGTCCAATCACCTGAACTAATACTACCAGCAAGTGATAGTAAGGTAGCAATAAAGAATACTAATAGTTTTCTACTTGCCCATTTACCTAAGAATGCATCTATTCTTCCCATATTATTTATTTAAGTGTGAACCATCACATAACCCACCAGCGTGCTGGGATAAACCACAAGCACAACTTCTGTTCTTGATACATTTAGTTTTAGACATCATATATGATTCAAAGAAACCCTCGATTGAAAATCCCTTTACCTTACCTGTCTTAACATAGTCATTCCAGATATCTTTGTTATCAATCTTATACATTGCCATCCATTCTCCTTCTACAGGGTTAAATCCATATTTTCTAGATTTATCTGTTTCTGGGTCTTCAACAATCCAGCTTTCTACTAAATATGCATCTTGTACTCTATCAGCACTATTGTGTTCTATGTTTACAGAATCAATCAACTTATCCTTCATCATTTTATAAGCAAGTTTCTTGATAGTATCAGCTGTAAAATAAACATAGTATGGATTTTCATTTTCATCCTTACGAATAATCAACTTATTAGGCTTCATAAGGGGACCAATCAACATTTGTTGTTCGTCTAATGCAGCAAATCCTTCTTTATCTAATCCAGGTACTTTATCTGCAACACCTGTTTTCTGTACTACAGCGTTGTTGGGTGTTGTTCCGTCGAGGATTCTGTTGGAGATTGCAAGTGGTTTTTTATCGTTTGTAATAGGATTTTCTCGTTTATAGAATATTTCACTCCAGAAATGACGACAATTGTAGCTTCCTTTGTATCTGAATATGTCATAGATTCCAAATTCTTGGTTTACACCTTCTATTGATAAGGAGTTAATATCTTCTCTCCTATATACTTTATTTAATTTTAACACACGTGCACAAAAATCTCTATTTTTAGAATCCTGTGGTCCTTGATATCTGTAACGTACAGCTAAATTACCAAAATCAGCTTGTGAAGGTTTATTTGGTGATGAAGTAATAGTAGCGAATGCTTCCTTAATAAAACTATCCTTATCAACTTCTACCCAACCAGACATTTCCTCGCCTACTTCGTCTAACTTTTTGATTATGCCGTCTACCACGTCTTCAGGTAGTTCGTTGATATAATCGCCTAATCCCTGCGTATTAGCGTCAAATGTTTCTGATAGTATTTTATCGGTTGCTTCGGTATGTGAAGAACAAGGCATATAAACGATTTCTCCTGATGCTAAAGTATGTTCGTGGTAACCATCACATCCTATTTCTTTTGCCTTAGCAATTGCTTCCTCTTTCATAGAGTAAACAGGTACACCTTCAATTCTATCTACAATATTGAATACCTCTGTTTTAACAAACTCTTCAAATAAAAATTCATTGAAATTAGCTTTAGGAACACAATTAGGTACCTCTCTACCATCTTTAATTTTAGTACCTATTGCCTCGTATCCTGGCCAACACGCTTCATCTAAGTCAAATTCTTCACCTGCTTGTCTTAGTATTTTTTCACTCCAACTTAATGCAGGTTCACCACCCCAAAGTAAATAGGAAATGTAACCACATTCGTCATATGCTTTTCTATTACGTTGTAGTTCATAGTTGTCCTTCTGTCTTGTTAGGAAAGCACGCATTCTTCGCACGGTATCAAGCGATATCGGTTCGCGGTTCGCCAATTGCTGTGCCCTAACTTTTCCTACTTGTGTAGCACACGGATTTCCCAATGCTTCATTTCGTTTGATTCCTTGCTTAGCCGCTTCAACAGCACCTTCAGGATAATTAGTATAAGTTTCAGCAAACTCTTGTTTACTAAAATAATAGAAATCCTCTTCAATTGCTGGTTGTTCTACTAATGCTACAGCATCAATACCTGCTAAGATGCTATTTTCGTCAATGTCTAGTTTTACTATTTTCATATCGATAAATATTTTTTAGCCACCTAAGGACCTTCTACGATTTAATCTATTATTTGCTTCTTGTCCATCTGTAACATCACCTGCTAAAACATAAGCACGCATTGCTGGTGGTTCTGTTGTTGAAGGAGTTGCTGTTCTACCTGTACCAAATGGGTCTCCACCTGTACTTCTAGTTAACATACCATTCATTGGTACACCTCCTCCTCCACCTGAAACACTTGGTGTTGTAGTACCTCCACCATCAAATGTACTACTTTTAATATCTTGAATAGCACGATTAGATGCAACAGCAATAGCTGCTACTTGTGCTGCACCTAAAATAGGACCTAAGATAGGACCAAATTGTTGTGCTGCACCAAATGCTTGGAATGATGCTTGAATAGCTGAAGTTACTACTTCTGCAATTTTGAATTTTTTAGATTTTTCAAATGCTTCCTCGTTACCTTCACCTGTTACATCTGCTAATGCTGTAAATAATTGTCCAAATGCATCTACACTATCACCTACAGCTACTTCTGCTAATTCAGCGTATGCAAATAAGTTTGCTGAAGCAATTTCTGTAGTAGATTTTTGTGCTTGGGTACTTGTTGATTGAATCATCGTAGTAGATTGTTTCAATCTTGCCTCCATATTTTTGGTAGTCTTATCAAATACCTCCTGATTTTCTTTATCTAAATCAGAAATAAACTTAGCATTTAATTCTCTTCTTTTCTTAGCACCTTCAGCAATCATTTTAAGGTAGAAATCATTGAATGCTTTGATTTCTTCCTCTCTTGCTTTTCTTATATCCTCGTCACGTTTTTTCTGTTCTTCCTTCTCTTTTTCAAGTTGGTCAGCACGTTGTTTAGCTACTTTAGCTTCGAATATTTGTAAGTCTTGTTCTGCTTTTTTTCTTTCCTCCGTACCCTCTTTAAATGAATTTTTACGTTGGGTAAGTAGTTCACGTTCTTTCTTTATTAGTTCATCTGTAGAGGCACCTTGTGCTTGTAATAATTGAAGTTGAAATTCGGTTTCTTTAGCTAGTTCACCTTGTGCTTCAGCAAATTTCTCTGCTTCACTCTTACCTAAACCAATTGCGTTAGCTACCTTATTAAAAATACCCGTAAAGAATTGTGCTACCTTATTTACCGCTTCGAATTTATCTTTTAGAAGTACAATAGCAGCTGCAATAGCACCAATTGCAGCAATAGCAATACCAATAGGTCCTGTAGCTACTTTTACAGCAACACCAAATGCTTTAGTAGCTACGGTAGCAATTTTCTGTGCACCACCTAATAATTGGACACCTTCTTTTAATTCTTTAACACCTTCAAATACGCGTTTTGTACCGTCAGCAAAGGCAATAGCACCAACGGCGGCGGCTTCAAATCGTTCCGCTTGTTCTTCCGTTAAAGCCCCGCTTAAAGCCAAACCACCTGCTAGTATCTCTACCGAACCACCTACAAGGTTAATAGCACCACCTAATGCTTTAATTCTACCCTCGGCAACGTTAATCTCCTGGGATGCTTGTTCAGCTGCTTTACTAGTGTCATTTAGCGAATCATTCAGGTTATCTACCTGATTGGTAGCTTCCCCTGTATTCGCTTTTACATTTACAATTACTTCTGCCATTTTACTTTATATTATCCTTTACGTTGAACAACCAACCAATCACCGTTAATCACCTCTGCTGTCATACCATCATATGGTTTATTTAATGGTTCTTCAGCACTACCATCAATCGTTCCCCCAACAGGAGTTATGTTAATTACTTTAGAAGCATCTAATGTAGCATCTGTAGTAAATCTCTGCATTTGTCCATCGTATTGGGGGTCTGTAGCATCGTTTATATACACCGTAGCTGTACCATTACTTCCACTCCAAGTAAAATGATAATGGAATCTATCCTGAACAGCACTTCCTGTTAGATAATAGACGAATCCAGCACTTGCTTCTACCACATTATATGTTTCGTATTGGGCACCTTGATTTAATATATTACCAACAACTACTTTATTATTATTGTATTCTGTGATTGGAATTACAGGATTTAAAGCAACAATATTTTCTACATTTTCTACATTAAGCGAACCTGTTTGTTGCCATATTACAAATGCTGATGCTACAGAACCTGAAATGTCAATATTGTTACCAAATAAAGTAATTTTATTTCCACCTTCTTGGATTATATTACTATCACCTATAATAGTTGAATTTGAACTTCCACCTTGGATAATATTACCATTACCTATTGCAAATATATTGTTTGCCCTATCATTGATAGCATTTTGACCTACATTAAATACATCTTCTCTAGGTGGACGTTGTGGTGCAACCCAATCTGATGCTGTAGAACCACTAAAGTATCCTAAATCATCTCTACCAGCTGCTTGTGAAATTACTTCTGGGTCTGTAACCGTAGCACCTGTTTCATAATCAACATACTCTACTCTACCTGTTCCATTGATTGAAGCATCATCAATTGTTACATCAACCGGAGTATCAAAATCATCTACAAATATTCTTCTACGTGGGAACCTTAGTTTACGAGGAGATGTTTTAATTAAAGTAGCAGATACACTATCTGGACGAGTAATATTAGCACCTGATATTTTATCTATTCTATAGTAATGTCCATCAATATGGATTTTATCATTTAGTCTAATACCTTCAATTTCACTAGGTTTTAAGTAAACATTTAATGTTACTTTTCTAGAATCTAAATCGTATAATTCATTTACATAGAATGACCAATACTCGTAGTATGATGTTTTTTTAGCTTTAGCATTTACATAAGCTTGATGGTATGACCAATGACCAGGAGATAATACGTTACCGAAATGTAAATCCTTAGTTGTTGGTTGGTCTGAAGGTAAAGCATCATTATGGTGGAATACAGGATATACCGATGAAGATACTACGGTAGCACCAATAGTATTTGACATATAGAATTCACCTCCAGATAAAGCACCATTTTCATCAACACCTGTTAATTGACTACCAGAGTAAAGACCTAAATAGTGGAATAAACGAGGTTTAAATGCTAATCTTGCCTTACTACCATTATCATTCTTATAAATCTGTGGTACAATAAAATCTGTAGTACCTGGAATGTATTTCATTGGTGTAGGTGCAAAGAATGTACCTATTGTTTTTTCACCATCTGCTAAATCACTTTCTGATGGGTCGTATAAGAATTCACCGTATATTTTTCCTGTAGTTGATGTATGGTATGTGTTGATAGAATCTTCATCTTCAACATCACTAAACTTAAGTAATCTAGGTTGGTCTTGTAATGGGTGTCTAATTTCCCATTTTTCATTATAATCAACCTTATCTGTCCAATCAACAATAGTACCAGCATCTACCCAATCATTAAATGTCTCTATTGCTAGTACATTTCTATCTCCAGGGATAGGTTCGATAACTAAATTGAACTTTTGGATAATACCATTTATAAAATCAATTACCTTATCTTCTGGGTTAAATAATAAACCCATATCAACCGTACCACCTACTTGTGCTTGTGGTGAACAATAACATTGAATAAAGTTGTTATTTACACCTGATAATACCCTAATTCCAGATACACCACCATCATCGTCTAAATAAGACATTCTAAGTGTAACAGCATCACTTGCATTTAAAGTAACACTAGTCCAATTTGCTTGGATTGTATCTGATGTTTTACCCTTTAAACTAAAGTATGCTACAGGAATACCTGCTGAAGCACCATTAACAAATAATTCTAATTCTATATTACGTGGTGCGTTTAAGAATGTAGGTGTAGAAGTTGTCTCTACATTTAATGCTGTAGAAAAACAATAAGTACCATCTGCACTAGCCCTAAATTCATCACTTGTAGGATTCCAATTACCTGCGTTATCGTATACTTCACTATTAAATTCTACTAATACATTAAAACCACCATTAGAGATAGTTTGTGTTGTATTGTGGTATGCTTTAAAATTTTGTTCTACAGGGTCTGTAAATGCACCTCCACGTGTTTCATCTCTAGTAATTAAAGTGTATATACTACTAAAATAATCACTTTCAATAAGTGAAGAAGTATATGTGTAAGGTAAAGCATCAAATATAGTATCTAAAATAGCTTTTACCCTAATAGCAGGTTTAAAATCAATAGTTAATAATGGAGAACTACCATTAGTAAATGTGTTAGGTTGACCTCCATTTTTTAGTAATGAAGCACTTGTAACATCATTTTCATCTGCACCATATTCAGCTAATGGGTAAACAATATCTCCACTAAATAAATTTTCACTCCAAGATGAAGTGATATTAGTAATATTGTAAGTGTGTTCGTATGCTGAAAAATCTAAATCACCAAATGTTAAGTCCTGAATTAGGTATTTAAAATCAACCGTTTCATTTGCTACTACAGCATTGTAAACTATATCACCTTGATTATCTGTAACTACACTATCTAAGTAAATAATACCACTAAATACCTCTTGACCATCCTGTAATACTTGACAAGGAGTAGTCTTAATAAAAGTAACAGCTGGTGTAGTACCTAAATCATATAAATTACCAAAGAAATCATTATTGTTCTGTGTAGGTGGTAGTTCGAGATTCTGCGAGGATACACCGAATACTTCACCTATCTCTCCACTTTCAATGGCAGATATGTCTAAACGAAATTCAACGTCATCAAATACGTCTAAATCGTAAGTAGAACCAGATAATTGTGCACGTAATATAGTTGCCATATTATTGTCTTGGTCTTGGTTGATTAGCAGGTTGGAAACTAATTAAGTATTGGAAATTCTTTTGTGTACGTGGATTTGTTTTTTCTACTACATCTGCTGTTGTAATAACTACAGGTTCGAAATCTGTTCCATTTTGTATATACACATTAGGACTAAAGAATAATTCCTTTAACCACGTTGCTTCAGCATCGGTTAACCAATTAGAATTCGCGGTTTTAACGTTATTTAACGCATTATAATATTGGGTTTGGCCCCTACGTTGCTTATTATAAGGTACGCTTGTAGTTCCGTTAGAGAAATCTACAAATGTTTTCTTATATGAATTTCTTTCTATTGATGTAGCTGAATCACTCTGGAGAGTAAATGTATAGTAATCGTAAGTACCATATTCATTTTTCCAAGCAAATCTAACACCGTTGTAAACACAATCACCTTCTGCCTTAGTAAATCTAGTTGATGACCATAATGCTGTACTATCTTCAATACCAGCACCTTCTTGTGACATTACATCTACAATATAGTACGACCAAGCTGTATTTAATGTGTTTCCTGAATCAGCTAAGTTTTGTGGACCTACTCCAATGTGTAGTAATCTAGTAGCATCACTTTGTGAAGTATATACAGCACTCCATTCTTGTGCTTCTGAAGTTCTAGGTCCTCCATCATTTGCTGTAGTATTAAAGAAACCAATATTTTGAATGTTACTACCTGCTGCATTATATACTCTAACTTGTACGTAATAAACGTCTTGTGCATTAGTACTTGATAAATCAAAATTACCGTTATACAGCGAGATAGTCTCGTAATCGCCGTCTGCTATGCTTTGGGTAGTTGACGCGTTACTAAGCGTTGAAGAACGCGTAAAATTGCCTGAACCACCTGTTGGTGTTGTTGAACCTGAATAGTAAGATGAAGAATCAAAATTCCAATTTACAGCATTGTAAGGGTCAACTAGACCATTTGTGTAAGAATAGAATGCACTACCTGTTTTAGCTGGGTTTTGTGAAGGTGTAGTATCAATACCATTGTAGGTAGAGATAGATGACGAGAATGAAACACCATATTGTTCACCAAATCTAACAACAAAATCACCTTGTGTAAATGATGAAGTATTAAATGGTGCTGCCTTCCAAGGTTGGTCGTCACCTAAATATTGAATAATAAGTTGTCCAATATCAAAAATACCATACCCATCTGGATTAGGTTGTTGCTTTACTCTTTGTAAATAGTTAGCTGATGTAGCACTATATGTTGAACCACTAGCATAAATGTCACACACGTATTGGAATTGTGGTTCTGTTTTTTTAGTAGAATCTAACGTATACAGCAAATTGTTGTTTGCCATATTTGGTGATGTAGGTTCTTGTGAAATTGTAATAGCCATTTTATCCTATTTCTCCGTAATTAGTTTGTATATTTTCGTCAATATCAAGGGCAACCGCTTCACCAATATTTCCTAAGTTTCTTTGTACCACATCATTTAATGATACTTGAATGAATGGTTTTGGTTTCTTAAATCGTTGTCCTTTCTTTTCAATATTCTTAGCTATAGCCCAAGCAAATTGTACAGGCGTCATAGCAGCAGGAACACTTATTCTTTTTTGTTTAATCCAATCAATGATTGCTTTAACAGGTGGCATACCACCTCTTTTACGTTCAGCACCATTATCTACATAGATACCATATAGTGGTAATTGAATATCTTGTTCTACTACTTGCCCTGTTTCATTAAATGTAGTTGCTAATGGTTTAATAGAACGTGCTAAATTACCCGTTACAACCGAATTATTGTCAAACAATCTATCCACCATCTCCTCTACTACTAGAGTACCGATGTCGGACATTTCAAGCTGTAAG